AGTTAGAAAAGTAAGGTGGACTGTAACTGCAGATACTGTAGTTCTTTTTGATGATTGGTCCCCGTATAAAAATTTTACTATCGTTCCGTATTTTCCATACTTTCGTAGAGGAAAACCGTTCGGCATGGTCCGTAACTTGTTGTCACCACAGGAACAACTAAACAAAATAACATCACAAGAATTGCATATAGTAAATACAACTGCAAACAGCGGTTGGATTGTAGAAAACGGTTCGCTTGCGGGCATGACTGCAGACGATCTAGAAGAACACGGAGCAGAAACTGGCTTAGTATTAGAATTTAACCGTGGGTCTACACCACCGGCAAAAATACCGCCTAACCAAATACCTACTGGACTAGATAGACTAGGACAAAAAGCAGCAGCTAATATTAAACAAATCAGCGGTATTACAGATGCAATGTTAGGTATGGATAGCGCAGAAGTATCTGGTGTAGCTATACAACAGAAACAAAACAGAGGCTCTACTATGTTGCAAGTGCCTCTTACTAACTTAGCAAAAACTAGGCAGTATTTAGCAGAGTCTATTTTAAGCCTAGTGCAAAGTTTTTATACAGAAGAAAGAGTTATACAAATAACAGATGAATCTGACCCTTATAAATCAAGAGTGCCTTTGCGAGTAAATGAAATGACACCAGAAGGAGAAGTTGTAAATGACCTACAACTAGGCGAATACGATGTTGTAGTATCAAGCGCACCTGCTAGAGATAACTTTGATGAGATGCAGTTTGCAGAAGCTATTTCTCTACGCCAGGCTGGAGTACCTATACCAAACGACATGATAGTAGAGTATTCACATTTATCGCGTAAAGCAGATGTTGCGGATAGAATTAGAAAAATGGAGGGTAATGCGCCTCCAACGCAAGAACAGATACAACTACAAAAATTCCAAATGGAATCACAAATCAGAAGTACGCAGCTTGAAATTGCTAAACTAGAAGCAGAAGTAGCTAACTTACAGACACAAGCAGCAGTAAATGTTGCTAAAGTAGATCAGATAGAAAGCGAACCACAGTTGAAGATTGCTGAATTACAAAGTAAAATTCAAGGTAAACGTGAAGAGCTCGATTTACGTGAAAGATTGTCGCAATTGACAAACGAAATGCGTAAGGAACAGAGTGACACAGCGGCGGCAGCTAAGATGGCTACCGAAGCAATGAAAAACTTAGACAAAACAGGAGGTACCGATAATGGCTAAGAACAACCAAGAAGCAGAATTAGATGTCGTGTTAGAGGGCATGCCCGGAGCAGACCCAAAGACCGCAGAAGACAATGAAGTATTTGAGGTCGATATGAATTTTGAAACCCCAGAAGAAACCCAGGAGGAGGAAACCGATGAGGATGTTGAAGTTGAAGAAGAATCATCTGAAGAGCTTGAAGAGGAGCCAGAAGAGGAAGAGGCTGAAGCTGAAGACGAAGACGGAGAAGATACAGCAGAAGAAGAGCTACTGGCAGAAGATGAGGAAGATACACAACAATCTGAGGGACCAGATGAGACAGGACTTGCTCAAAAAGAACCAATGATTCCTAAATCTAGGTTTGATGAAGTATTAGCAAAACAAAAAGCTTTACAGAAAAAACTAGATGAGGCACTAGCTCCTAAAATAGAAGACGTTAATGAAGCTCCAGAATTTGATTTTGATGCTAAAGAATTAGAGTACCAAAACTTAATCATGGAAGGAGAAAACGCAAAAGCTACGCAGTTACGAAACGATATTAGGCAAGCTGAAAAACAACAAATGATGTTTGAGATGCAAGCTAAGATGGGGCAGACAGTAGCTCAGTCTACAGAACAGCAACAATTACAAGCAAAAGCATTAGAGTTAGAAGCTACTTACCCAGAACTAAACCAAGCAGATCCAAACTTTAACCAAGATAAAACAAACGAAGTTTTAGAACTAAGAGATGCTTACATAGTACAAGGGTTTACTGGCGCAGATGCACTACAAAAATCAGTTAATATTCTTATGGGCAAAGCTGCTACTACAGAGCCGGCAGCTAAGCCAGTTAATAAAAAAATTGTAGAGAAAAAGAAAATAGCTAACACTAATAGAAAAATAGAAGCGGCTGAAAAACAACCGCCTGCTATGAAAGGTAAAAATAAAACCGACAAGAAAGTAGATATAGATAAATTGTCTATAGATGAGTTTGACGCTTTACCTGCTGAAACTTTGCGTAGAATGCGTGGAGATTTCGGATAAATTGTGTTATCTTAAAAATAAGTTCGCACGTAAGAGCGATATCTTACCAGGGTCGTTCCTGTAAAACATACGCTTTCGCCAGCACAGGGCGTTAAACTGGCCGGATTCGTACCCGTAACTTACGAGAGCGTTATCCCAACGACATAGGGTATACGGATAAAAGTCGCTCCAAAAGTCGACTGGTTATTAAACTTTAATGATAAGGAGAAATTATCATGGCAAATACAAACTTTGCTGCTCTAACCAGTGAACAATTAACGATCTGGTCAAGAGACTTCTGGCGAGTAGCTAGAAATATGTCCTTCATTAACCAATTCGCAGGTAGCGGATCTAACGCAATGGTTCAGAGAATATCTGAACTTACTCAATCAGAAAAAGGAGCTAGAGCTGTATTAACACTTTTAGCCGATATGACTGGTGATGGTATCGTTGGTGACAATACTCTAGAAGGTAATGAAGAGGCCCTAAGAGCGTACGACTTAGTCGTGCAAATTGACCAACTAAGATTTGCTAACAGGCTATCTGGTAGAATGAACGACCAGAAATCTGTTGTAAACTTTAGGGAACATTCAAGAGATGCACTTGCTTATGCAATGGCTGACAGAATGGACCAATTAGCATTCCTTACTCTAACAGGAGTTGGGTATAACTTGAAAAACAATGGAGCTCTAAGACCTTCAATGAATTCAGGCCAAAACCTAAACGACTTAGAGTTCTCAAGTGATGTATCAGCACCAACTTCTAATAGACATAGAAGATTTGATGCTACTAATGGTATCGTAGCCGGTGATGTTACTGCAACTGCTGCAGCTGACAAACTAAGCTATGGCGCTATTGTTGATCTAAAAGCTTACGCTAAAGACCAATACATCAGAGGCTTAAGAGGTGCAGGAAACGAAGAGATGTTCCATCTATTTGTTACTCCACAAGTAATGGCGGACCTAAAACTTGATTCAGACTTCCTTGCTAACGTAAGACAAGCTGGAGTAAGAGGACCAAGCTCAAGCTTGTTCTCAGGTTCTTCAAGCCTAATGGTTGACGGAGTTATGATCCATGAGTTCAGACATGTGTTTAACACAAACGGAGCTACTACTGGAACATCATCAAATGCTGGTTCAGCTGGGTACAAATGGGGAGCTGACGCTAATGTCAATGGTTCTGCATGTATCTTCGCAGGTGCACAAGCACTAGCAATGGCTGATATCGGTATTCCAGAAATAGTTGAAGACACATTTGACTATGGAAACCAGAACGGTATTTCAATTGGTAAAATATTCGGTCTTAAAAAGCCAGTTTATCATTCTGACCACACAGGACAGACTGAAGACTTTGGTGTAATAAGATTAGATGTAGCTTATTAATTGTGGTATATTTTATGGGTGGCTAATGTTAGTCACCCATATTTAAGGAGTAAAAATTATGTGGATAGTATCAAATGAAGACAAATCAGTAGCTTCTACTTGGGGTGCAAGTGTATATTTAATTGCAAATGAACCAAAACAAGTAGCAAATGATTTAGGATTGTTATGTTTACAAGCAGGATGCACAGAAGTAAAAGATGGCGCAAAAACTGCTAAAGCAGAACCCGTCATAGAAGAAGCTGTAGAAATTTTAGACAAAGTTATAGAAGCAACTACACCTTCAGTAGATTTAGAAGCGATGACAAAGGCGCAACTAGAAGAACATGGACGCACCCTAGGCATTGAACTTGACAGACGCAAGAAAAAAACAGATTTAATTGCAGAACTAGAAGCTGCACAATAGAGGATGAATTATGGCCGGGACACTTACAGGTAGTAATATATTAAGCAGGATTAAAGATATCCTACAAGACACCACCAGCGTTAGGTGGCCTGAAGCTGAATTAATCAGGTATATAAACGATGGCCAAAGAGAAATTGTAAACTTTAGACCCGAGTCTTCAGCTACTACAGCCAATGTACAACTCGTAACTGGCACAAAACAAACTCTGCCTAGCGCAGGACTAAGATTAATTAAAGTAGTAAGAAATATGTCCGCAGCTAGCGCAAGTGCTACTGGTAAAAGATCAGTTAGGATTGTTAATGTTGATATATTAAACACACAAGAACCCGACTGGCATGATCCAAGTGTT